TGAAACAACACAAGCCAAGAAGCGCCCAACGGCAGGCAGTGCTCAAGCTGTTTGAGACGATGGACAGCGTGACGAAATATTCAGCAGCAGAGGCTATCGGACTGAGCGCGGTATCAGCGGCTAACCTGTTAAGCGCGATGGCGCAGGACAATGTGATAGCTCGCGGGCCTGATGTTCCGGCAAAGTCAGGCTCACCGCTTAGAACCTTCATTCGGGCGCGGAAGGCGGGAGGCTTCAATCCCAGGCTCACGATGGCCCTGCGCCGCAAAGCACAGACCGAAGTCAGGCCGTGGCTGTGAGCAAAATAACCCTTTTGCACATTGACTGCATGGAGTACATGGCCACGCTGCCGGATAAGGCTTTCGAGTTGGCGATTGTTGACCCGCCTTATGGGATAGGGGCAGGCGGGGAAAGTTTCAAAAACGGCAGCAGTAAATCAGAGAAGCCATATTTTAAGAAGGTCTGTTGGGATAGCAGTCGTCCAGAGGAAAATTATTTCAGCGAACTTAGGCGGGTGAGTAACCACCAGATAATTTGGGGTGGCAATTATTTCTCTGATTTGCTGCCCCCTTTTCGGTGTTTTGTTTCTTGGGACAAGACCATTCACGGCAACAGTTATGCAGATTGCGAATTAGCGTGGACGAGTTTTGACAAGGTTGCCAGATATTACCGTGAAAATATAGCCCAGACGAATAGCGAGGGGCGCATCCACCCGACACAGAAGTCAGTAAAGCTCTACGAATGGCTACTAACCAACTATGCAAAACCCGGCGACAGAATACTGGACACCCACCTTGGCAGCGGCTCTAGCGCCATTGCAGCGCATTATGGCGGTTTTGAGTTTGTGGGTTGTGAGTTAGACGAGGACTATTACAAAGCGGCTGTACAGCGATTTGAGAGCGCCACGGCGCAATTAGCAATGTTTGGAGGAGAGGCCACACCATGATGATTCCAGATTTCATACCCGAGCAAATGGACACGCCCACTATGTCGGAAAGCCTCGACCGCATAGCCCGCGCCCTGGAGGGGCTACTAGAGCTTGCGGAATCGGCAGCGCAGGCCGATGGGGAGGGCTAATGCCGGTCGATACCGAGGAACTATGGCCGCGCCAATACGCTGCACAGATCGCCGCCATGAAATCCCTAGCAGAGCGCAGGGCAGCGGTTGAGGCAGTACCGGAGCATCTGAGGCCGATTGTGAAAACGCACCTAACGATACGAGCGGAGAGGAAGACATGAAGGCAAAATTAACAATTACTAAAGTCATTTTTTCGGGTGAAGAAGAAATTACCGAGACGCGGCCAAAGCGGTCTATGTTGGTAAAAATGTTTTGTTTTTGGATTTTCCACATGGCTGCGGGACGGGCGTTGTTTCTCGTCTTACCGAAGGGTTCGACTCCAGAATGGGCGCTTCCCTACATGGGATTTTATGCGTATGACACGGGGTTTAAGGACTATCTGTGGCGGGCAAATTGTAGGACAGAAAGCAATGGAAACCGTTAACAGCGAGAAGCCCAAGACCGACAAGCAACGTGCAGCGGCGCACCTGTGGATGGAGCAAACAGCCAAGGTGCTGAATGACCACGGCATCACAAAGCAGATTGTGCTCGAAAAGCTAACCACGCGAGGACTGGATACTCAGTGGACAAAGGAGTCATTCAAAGAGGATGTTTACCGGCCCGTATTCGCCAAGGTCACAGCAGTTAAAACCAGCACCGAGGAAGCGAGCACGATTGACCACGATATAGTTATTGCTGGATTGCAGAAGTGGGCGGCTCAGTATTTAGGCGTGGTCCTGCCGCCGTTTCCATCCATTTATTCACAGGCAGAGGAGAGGCAGGGATGAGTGAGTACAGTGAATCTTTTGAATTATGGGCGCAAAAAAACGGCTACGCGATGCAACGGGCAGGTGCAATATCAAGCTATGTTGCCCCGCTGACACAGTGCGCGTGGCTTGCGTGGAAGGCAGGCAGTGCGGCGGCACAAGCCCGCATATCCGAGCTAGAGGCAACAATGGACGCGATATTGAAGTTAATAGACGACGCGCCGCATGATGGCGGATGTGATGTGTATGTCAATGGATTGGCTCAGATGTGTACATGTTGGAAATCAAAGATAGGGAGCAAAACGCATGAGTGACTTGCGCGAAAGAATGATGAAAGACTTCCGCAGCAGCGGTAAATACCCTAATGGGAGCAGAGGGTGGGAGTCCTGTTTGCTTGACCGCATATCCGAGCTAGAGGCAATCATCGAGGCTGCGCCGCACCAGAAAAGCTGCCGCAAGTTAGACCCGTATTACAAAGCGTCATCAAACATTTGCGACTGCTGGAAATTAAAGATAGGGAGCAAATGAAATGAGATCACAATCCATAACCGAAATCATGGGGCGCATAGCAGTCGCCGAAATTGACAGTCCGATTGCCGTATTCAAGAATGATGATGGCACCTATCGCTCGCAGTTCGCCGCTCCAATTCTGACAAGCCGCGCCCTGGAAATGCGCCCGGTTAATTTGGTCGGCGTTTGGTGCCGCCATGACAACCAGAATGAAGTCCTCGCCGCGCTTGGGTACACTAAGCCGAAAGGCCGCAAATATCCGGTGAGCAGTTGGACCAGGGGACTGGTGCCTGTATGAGAGGCGCATCCGAAACCGTTAGATATTGGCACGGCGGGCGGCGCGGCATTCGGCGTGGCGCGTATATCTTACCTCCATCGATAACCAATGTGTTGTCTACTTCGGATTTTGGCGGCAAAGGCATACACCGGACGGACCGCGTTTACGTAACAACGCAGATGGCAGCGGCATTGCTTTATGCGTCAGCAATAAGGCGCGGGGTGATTTACGAATGCGAGCCGATTGGCGATATCGAGATAGACCCTGACTGCACAATGTCGGGGCTTTCTTATCAGTGTGAAAAGGCACGCGTTATTCGCTGTATTAAACCGAAAGAGAGCGATATAGCGATGGCGCGGGATATTTTGCTAAATGACTGACCTATCCACCAAACCCTGCCCATCGTGCGGCGGCCTGTCGATAGAGTGGGTGCATAACATGATACGGTGGGGCTGGCATTGTGTGTGCTGCGGGCATTTTGACAAGAGCGTAGGGCGGGAGCGGATAGTTAACCTAAACGAAGGGAGTGGAAAATGAGTAATTCTAATTCAAGCAGCGGCGGCATTGGTGTATTGGGGTTATTGGGCGTTGCGTTTGTAGTGCTCAAGCTAACCGGCGTTATAGATTGGTCGTGGTGGTTAGTTACCCTGCCGTTTTGGGTAGGTATTCCGATAATATTTCTGTTTTTTATCGGCTACGCGGTTTATGCGGTATGGGAAGGCGAGAGGAAAAAACGTGCAAACCCAAAAGCCTAAAGCCTGCCGCGTGTGTAGCCGGATGTTTGAGCCGCGCAGCACAACACAGCTAGTCTGTTCAGTGCAATGTGCCATCTTGCGGAATAGGGGCAAAGAAACGAAAGCCAAGCGCGAGCGCAAGAAAGCGGATTTAGAGCGCCTGAAAACTCTGTCTGATCACCACAGAGAAACGCAATCAATCTTTAATCGTTGGGTTAGATTACGCGACCACGGGTTACCCTGCATATCGTGCAATCGTGACACCGGCTCACAGCGCCACGCGGGACACTTCAAGCCTGTCGGTGGCTTCCCTGAGTTGCGGTATAACCCTGATAACGTCCATTCACAGTGCGCACATTGCAATGACTGGTTATCGGGCAACCTGGCCCTATACCGAGCTAGGCTATTGGAGAAAATCGGCCCAGAGCGATTAGAGCGCCTTGAGGGACCGCAGGAGCCAAGGCAGTACCGGGTGGAGGAACTAAAGGCCATACAAACCGAATACAAAGCCAAAATCCGAGAGCTAAAGGCTAAAATGGCCGGTATTAGCACATGATTAGCACTAGTGACCGATTGGCGACTATATGGGCGGCATAACCGCCCTGGATTTAGGATTTAGCGGCGCTATCTAGCGTTGCCTTTATCCATGCTGCCGTTTTAACCCCACTAGCCTTCGCTGTAGCGTCATAAGCGGCTTTTTGATCCTCGCGTAGCCGGATGGTAAGGGTAGTAGCAGCCCGATTACCAGGGGGCAATGGCGGGCGTCCACCGGCGTGTTTATTCATTAGGATGGACCCTTTCGAGTGTCGTCTTGTCAAAATAAGCGGAGGATTTCAGGCCATGCTTTACGGCGCGACGTCGGTACAGCTCCCACACATCCGCGTCACCATTCCGGCGCGTTTTGACCGTCGTAGAGCGCACGCCATAGTTGCGCATAGTATCGCCGAAAAAGCGCATGCTTTGACGCGTGAAAAAGTAAGGCGCATTACTGCCTTGCTCGACCAGATGTTTTAGTTCACTAGGTGTCATGTTTTTTCTCCCGGTTATGATCGCCCTATGCAATCACTACAATGCCCACCAATGGCAGGCATTAGAGTGACTACGCAGCGCGTATTTCAAGCGTGGCGACTTCGCCGCATTCGTGCGTTACTCGGTAAACACCAGACTCTAGGCGTTCAAGACTCACAAACGGGCGATAGTTCGCGGGCTGTCGGATAGCTCTACGCCATACGCGCAAAAGGTTAGCAGCGCGTGCTCGCGTCATTAACTTGTCTACTTGTGCTGCGTTCGTATTCCATGCCCAATAAAATGACTGCTTTTTCATGATGTTACCCTCGATAGTTGGTAAAATTCGCAATAATCGGGAATGCGCCCAATCTGAATATCTACTTGTGCAAGGTGCCGCTTATCACCCATGCCCATACCCCGTCTACCCGCGCCATATAGCAGGAATGCGCTTTTGCAGCCCGCGCCGCCCCGATACTGGTAGCCATAACAGGGGCTCTTGCAATAATGCGCTTACGGTCACAGGTATAAACAGGAACCGCTTTTTGTGCTGATGGTTTCATGGTGTTGACTCCTCAGTGGTTGGGTAAAAGCCGCATTACGCGGCTTCCAGTTCCTCGAAAATGGTGTCCATATATTACATCCCCAATTCATAATATACGCGGCCATCATGCCCGCGAAAAATACGCCCAGAGCATTGCCCGTCTTCTGACAATTGCTCGTAATCATCCCAGTCCCAATTGTCATCCATTGGCGATTCCTGCATGTCACCCGATACCAATTGAATAAAAAGCGCGTTACACTCTTGATCTGTCCATTCTGCTATTTCTTCACTGTCCCACGCGCCAAACCCCGCGACATGATCGCGTAATGCAGCGCGTTTTTCGTCCGTGTCGATTAAGTTGTGCTCGCATTCCATAGCGGCATTCCACGTTATTTTGGCGGCATCCTGCCCTAGATTGGCGACACTATTTGAATAGTCGCCAGGGTATTCAGTGGTAAAAAAGTCTGTTATGTCGATTTCCATTGTCTCTACTCCTCAAATGATGGGTTTAGCCGCATTACGCGGCTTCCAGTTCCTCGAAAATGGCATCCAGCGCCGACATGATGCCGGTATACATCGCGGCATAGGCAAGGTGTGTTACTACTTCTGCGTAGGTACTACATTCGGCAAAAGGCTTGCTGCCGTTGATTTCTTCTAGATATTCCTCCGCAGCATCCGGCGCGATAGAGGCAACCTGGCGCGCCTTGTAGGTATAGATTACCCACTGATGACCGTCGGCATCTTCGTGAGCGCGTTCCTGCGCGTACTCACGCAGTGCGTCTATATCGTCGCGGTCGCCTTCGTACTCTTCCACGATGGATTTAGCGAGGGCTTCGCATTCCTGGTTTAGCATGTATTCAGTGATAGTGTCTGACATGGTGATTCTCCCTAGTAATGGCAGGATTGCCGCACTAGCACACTCTGAGAATGCGCTAGGTCAGTTAGCTGCTAGGCTTCAGTGATCCAAAAGACAAAATCGCCCACATACACATTGCAAGGCATTGCTGGTGCTGCGACAAACTCAGCCAATACAGCATGGCCTGCCTCATAGCCTTCGTCTTCCTCATAATCAGCCATGCAATCGAGATAGTGCTCGATATCCCAAACAAGCGCGGCTTTCGCAGATTCCAGGTCTTCGCATTCATTGCAATCGCTATCCGGCATATAACCCGGCATGTTGTATCCAGTGACGTATTTCATGCTGTTACTCCCTTTGTGTGATTAGTTGTTAATGTGTGCCGCGATAATGCTATGTGATTCATTAAGCAGTGATTGAGACACCGGCAAACCGGCGTCTATAAAGGCATTAATGCGCCCTTGTATGTAGTTGTACCTATCAATCGCATACTGGCTCATTACGTGGCCGTTTATCAGTGTGTAGCCTGCCTGCATTAGTTCGCGCCTTGCCATGTCCTAAACTCCTATTGTTGTGATTACCCAAACTGCAATTACAGTATAGCTATCTAATAGATAATGTACATACAGTAAATAGATTAGTTTTGCATAAGGACATGGGCTTGATATACCATTAACGGCAGTATCGGGTTTTATGCATAAACAAGTCAGGAATACAATGGGCTGGTTAGATTGTTATGGACATAGAACAGGTGTGTGATATAACTATCCATGTGGCGGGCTGTTTGGCTCACAGAAGTGTGAGAGACGTAGTTGACCCTCTAGATCGCAGCCCCTGGAGCCGAGCGCAGGCACTACAGGACACGCACAATACGCCACAAAGAGCTCGTGAAACGTCTACACAAGGTGTTCCGGGGAATCGGGCTAAAAGGGTTAATTCATCCAGAAAATGACAAACCCAATAAACATAAGCAAAACATATGCCCTCAGGTAATGCCGCATCAGGCACAAATAATCCAGGGGCGTTTAATGCGGGTTATGACCCTCGCAGGGTGACGCCTACTAAGCGGCAGATTAACCGGGCAATTGAGGAGTTATGTAAAGAGCACGCGGGTTTAGCGGTGGCTTGCCTAGCAGGGTTAATCAGTGACCCTGAACAGGACGGTGAGGTAAGGCGCAAGGCTAGCAACGATATCCTCGATAGAGCGTATGGTAAGGCGGTTGATAGGATAGCGATAGCGCAAGTCGGAGGCGACCAAGCGCGAGACGCAAGGCTACTCAGTACCGAGGATATCATCAGGATGCTGACACCCAAGGCGCTAGAGAATGAAGGCAACGAAGTATTTATTCCTACCAATTCAGACGCAGTCGAAAGCGGGTATATAGTAGTAGGCGATACCGCGCAGCCAGGCAGTGGTGACCCGCAGCATGGTGACCACGCAGCAGCACAGTGTGACGCACCTGGCGCATGGCCATGGGATGACACGGGAGAGGAAGCGGCTAGCAGGCATCAGGACGATGACCGGCGGAGCGAGACCACCCCCCTGGGCGATTTGAAGTGAGGGGAGTGTACGTGTACAAGCCCCCACAAAAATTTTGGTTCCCCCCAATACCCACTTGAGAATCGCTCTCATCAGGACACATTATGAACCAATGCCTGTATAGCCAAGGCACCTCCTTCTTTATGACGGTGGTTGATGCCGTAGATTCGCTATCCCTTGATAGGCGCTCTGATTTATCAGGTTGTACATTGACGATGTATACAAACGGAGAGGTGAGCGGGTCAATAACCATTCAGAGTTGGCGCATGGCTGAGGGCTTGAGGTTCATGCTGAAGCAGATGATGGATGAGTTGGATGGGTAGTCTTTCCTTTGAATAAAGCCACCAAAACACTGCCATCTCCTACTGGCCGAATTGCTGTATGCGATGTCCATTGCGAGCAGATGCAGCGTGTACTGAAGCCCCTTGGTCTGCCTTATGAGGCTACTGACATTAAAGATGTCCGCGTATGTGGGCGTTGCGAATATGAACTAGCGAAGAAGCGGGATGAATGAAGAAGCCCTCTTTGCTGAGCTAGTCCGTCGTAAGGCGGCTACTGAGTCTTTGGAGGGGTTTCGTTCCTACATGGCGGATAGTGGCCATCCTGATTTCCAATTACCCCATGTGCGTCATCTGGCTTTTTTGGCTCATCACCTTGAGAGGTTATGTCGGGGTGAGATAGATAGGTTAATGGTTCAGATGCCCCCCGGTTCTGCCAAGAGCACTGTTGGTAATGTCCAATTCCTGTCTTGGTATGCGGCCCTTTTTCCTAATGACCGAATACTTGGTTTGTCTGCTACACAGGACTTGGCGGAGGAGTTCAGTCGTCGTCGTCGGTCTGCGTGTTACTCGGATGAGTGGCAACGTATTTCAGGGGTCGGGATAAATAAGGACCAGCAGGGCATAGGGCATTTTGGGTACGGGACTTCCGGTTCCCAATTGGCGGCTGGGGTAGATTCTTCTATTGTGGGTCGTCGGTGTCAGTTATTGGCGACAGATGACTCAGTGACCTCTCTGGAGCAGATTTCTTCACAGGTACGAAGGGAGAGGATGTTCCGCTGGTATGTGTCGGAGGCTCGCTCTCGTCTAACCCCTGGTGGGAAAGAGTTGATGATCGGCACCCGTTGGGACGTGGATGACCTGATGGGGCGGATTATTGAGGAGGAGGGGGATTCGTGGGTCATTATTCGATTGCCCATGTTGTGTGATTCCGACGAAGACCCGTTGGGCAGGGAGATAGGCGAACCCCTCTGGCCGGACTGGTTTACGGATAGGCAGATTTCTGAGAACCAAAGAGACCCTATTATGTGGTCTGCGCTCTATCAACAGGTGCCTATCAACGAAAAAGGGGCTTGGCTGGCCCCTGATGCTATTCCGATAGTGAATGAAAGACCCCCCGGCTTAAGTGTTTTTGCGGCAATGGACATAGCCACGGGCTCAGCTAAGTCCGATTTCTCTGTAGTCATTATTGCGGGGCTGAGTGAAGACAGGACTCTCTACATTCTCCATGTTTGGCGCGAAAGAGCCTCCCCCGAAAAGATCGTCGAAACCCTGATTACCCTCTTTAAAGCGTGGAAACCACGCGAAATCCTGATTGATAACGACCTTGGGTCCAAAATGTTCCGTCCCCTTGCAGTGGAGATCATGCGGAAAAACGGAACTCCTCTTCCTATCCACGAAATGCCCACAAGTGGACGGAACAAGGAGGACAGAGCCTCCAGCTTTCAGGGTTTTGCCCGCATGGGGGCTGTAAAGATGGTGCGTTCCACATGGAACAGTGATTTACTACGCGAAATCAACCACTTCCCAAGGGTGGGTTCTGGCTATTATGATGACCAGGTGGATTGTTTATCACTATTGGGGCGTAGAATGCCCATGATGGGGAGTGGAAGGGTGGAGAAAATCGTAGAACCCAAGCCTCTTACCTTTGCACTCAACATGTCAGGGGGGAGATTAGCCACCACCTCGACACTGGAGGAATTGTTCAATGAACAACCCCGCAATCGTCCCAATCGACGGATATAAATCCGACCAGAAGAAGTGGGAGAAGGAAATCCTTGCCGCTCAAAAGCGGCTGAGGACATTTACCCGCCAGGGTAATCGAGCGATAGACCAATATCTGGACAGTCGCCTCTATTCCCCCGATGACCGATTGGATGGGGGTTCAAGCCTCAACCTGTTCCACGCCAACATCAACACTCTTCAGTCCATGTTGTACGGGTCTACCCCGAAAATCACGGTTTCCCGCGAACACCACGACCCCGATGACGACGTCGCTCGAGTTGCAGCGGTTATTTACCAACGAATCCTACAGACCGAGGTCGAAGCCACTGAGAACACCCTAGCTTGTACCCTCCGCTCCTGTCTTCAGGACCGTCTTCTACCAGGTATGGGCGTGGGTCGTGTCCGGTACGGTTTTGGAACCCTGACCGAAGAAACCGGCGAAGGCGTTGAAAGCGAAGAAGGTGCCGACGAAGAGTTGGCTTATGAAGAAGCTCCGATTGATTACGTCCACTGGACTGATTTCCTGTGGGGATGGGGTCGAACGTGGGAGGAAGTCCCGTGGGTAGCGTTTCGCTCGTTCCTCGACAAGAAACAGGTTCAAAAACGGTTCGGTGAAGACGTTCGGGTTGAGTACAAGACCCAATTCCCCGGTGACGAGGAAGTACGTGAGAGGGATTTGCAAGACCCCGAGCAGAAAGCCGAGATATGGGAAATCTGGTCAAAAGAGTCCAAATGCGTGTACTGGTTCTCCATTGGGGCCGAGGACATTCTCGACGAGATTGAAGACCCGCTAAAGCTGGACGGGTTCCTTCCCTGTCCAAGACCAATGATGGCCAATCTCACCAACAACCTGTTTATTGCGAAGTGCGATTTTGCAATGACACAGGACTTGTACAACGAGATTGATCTTTTACAGACCCGCATTTCAATGATTACCCGTGCGATTAAGATGGTTGGGGTCTATGACCAATCTGCCAGTGATTCCCTTGGTCGAGTCTTGAACGAGGCGATGGAAAACCAGATGATCCCTGTGGACAACTGGGCAATGTTTGCTGAAAAGGGTGGATTGAAAGGCGCTATCGAATGGCTACCCCTTGAAGCTGCTACCAACACCGTCACAGCCCTGATTGCCCTGCGCGACCAGAACATCGAGCTTCTGTACCAAATCACGGGCATGTCCGACATTCTCCGTGGAGCAAATACCGACCAATATACCAGTGACGGAACCAACCAACTTAAAGCGAAGATGGGGTCTATCCGCATTCAGGCGTTACAGGACGATTTCGCCCGTTTTGCCAGTGACCTTGAGTCATTAAAGACCGAAGTTATCTCAAAGCACTTCTCCGTCGATTCCATTGTCAAACAATCCTCCGTCCAGTTCCTGCCGGAAGCCGATAAACCCTTGATTGCTCCTGCACTTCAGTTGATTAAATCACCTGACGTGAAATGGCGGGTAAGTATCAAGCCCGAATCAATAGCGATGATTGACTACGCGCAGTTGAAGGCTGAAAGGACTGAATTCCTCACTGCAATGGCGACTTACCTACAATCTGCCATGACCGCTGTGAAATCAGTACCTGGTTCTCTCCCAACCCTCCTTGAGCTCCTAAAATGGGGCATGGTCGGGTTCAAAGGCTCTGATGTGCTGGAAGGCACGATGGACAGGGCTATTCAACAGGCCAAAGACGCGCCCCCTGCCCAAGATGAAGGCGGTGGCGCAGAGGCGATGAAGATGCAAATCGAGCAAATGCGACAGCAATTTGCCGAGCAAGAGCAGCAAAGGCAGAACCAGTTTGAAGCGTTCAAGATGCAGCAGAAAGCGCAGTCTGACGAGCGCCTTAACCTCATCAAACAGCAGGGCGAGCAGGCAAAAATCGCCGCAGACAGTCAGGCGAACATTCGTGAGATTGACGCCAAGTCGATGGCAGACACGAAGAAAATCGTCGAGGACTTGCAGGCTGATTTGCGCTCTATCGCTGCAAAACTCGATTCTTCTCTGAGGGTAGAGGAGGCCCAAAGCCGATTTGCCATTGCCGAAAGGCAGACCGACCACGCCTTCACCATGATTGAGCAGGAAGGCAAGGAAGAAGGTTCGCGTAGCGAAATGGAGGAGGATTAATGCGTTGGATTCAACACCCCATTACCCACAAACTCGTTCCGGCAGACGAATACGTCCGTCCAAAGGAGTTGAGTCATTTTATCCACAACGATATCGAGTCGTTTGTCTCACCGATTGACGGGTCAGTCATCAGTGATAGAAAACAACTCTCCGAACACAACAAAAGGCACGGTGTTGTGAATGCCTCCGAGTTTTCGCCGGAGTTCTACGAACGAAAAAGGAAAGAGCGAGAGAGGGTCTTTACCGGAGATATACCCAAGGCAGAAAGGTTGAAAACGAAGCAATTCATGTACGAAGAAATACTACGCCGAGAGCGGGGATAAAAAATGGATATTCTTGAGGACAAAAAAGAAGTATACGACGAAGGCACGGTCAGTGCCGACATTGCTGCGGCGTTTGATGCAGTAGAGGCTAAAGCAGCAGAGCCTGTCGTTGAAGAACAGGAAGAAGCCGCGCCTGAAAAGGTCGATGATGCGCCGGAAGTCGAAGAGGTAGTCGCAGACAAAGACGAAAAGCCTGAAAAAGCCGAGAAGCCGGAAAAGGCCGACGACGACAAGCCCCCTGTCGGGCTTTCAGCCACTGCGCGTGAGGCGTGGAAAGACACCCCTAAGCCGGTCAGGGACGAGATTGCCAAGCGGGAGCGGGACTACGCCAAAGGGCTTCAGAAGAACGCTGAAAGCGCAAAACGCGCCGAGCAGATGGATGCTGTCCTAACCAATCATCAGCGGTATCTCCAATCCTCCGGTCAACCAGCAGGCGCGGTAATCAACAACCTGTTGAGTGTGGCAAGTACGCTCCAGTTCGCCCCTCAAGAGCAACGGGCGGCAGCGATTGCCGGGTTAATCAGGGATTTCGGGGTCGATATCGAAACCCTTGATAACGTCCTTGTATCTCGCCCGGTTCCGCAAAGGCAGGAGCCTGTCCAACAAGGATTAACCGCCGAACAGGTGCTCCAACTCATGGAGCAAAGAGACTCTCAATCTCGCGTTACCCAAACCCTTGAGCAATTCGCCAACACCCACGAGTTCTATTCGGATGTTCGTGGTGATATGGCTGACCTGCTCGACCTTGCGGCGAAACGGGGTCAGGAAATGACCCTCGACGAAGCGTACAAGAAAGCCTGCGCCATGAACGATGAAATCGTCTCAGTTACGAGTCAGCGTGGCATTACACCGGCTCGCAGGGCGGCAGCGTCCTCGATTCGGGGCAATCCTGGTGGAAGCGGTTTGGCCAACAGTGATGGCAGCATCAAGGGTGATATCGAACGCGCTATTGAACGACTGTCCAACCGGGCGTAGTTACAGAACGAGCGACCTGTACCGGCTATAGGCCGTTCGTTTACCCATTTCGTTGGTATCATCCCCGTAGTAATGGGCGTCATCCGGCGAAGTGGTTCCGGTAGATTCAATGAACTGCACATCATCCCCTTGTCCTGCGACAAAGAGTTCCAACCCATTCCAACCCAAAGCCATGTAGGTGGTTTGCCATGCTGGTAGAAACTCGCAAATCGACCATTTTGTATGCCCAAAGGCCGCCCACTTCGTTTCAACCAGGGTTTTGAAGGTAGTCAGCGCAGAGGCAAAGGCCGCAGGCGTCATGTAAGGTCCGAAGAAGATATTCTGCGTCGAGTTATTCTCCCCGCCCGCCCAAATCACTAAATCAGGGCCAATCAGCACATCTCCTGTCAGAGTCTCAATCGCGGCGATAGCAAGCGGGACTTCAACGGCCAATCGAGCCTCCATTTCTGCCCCTTCTGCCCAACCGCCAATACCAAGGTTTCCTTTGGTAATGCTCACGAAGAAAACCGTATCTTGTTCCTGTTGTTGGGCAAAGTTTGCCGCCGCCCACCCCATATGCCCTACGGGGAAGCCAAATGTCGGCCCCGCTGTCCGGTATCCCCCCACTGTTCCTAAAAGAATGAGCAAGTCATTGTAAGTAAACGACCTTTGCGGATCGCAAACGACAAACTCACTCGCCCCGGTTGACTGTGAGCCGTTGGAGGGTTGCCATGAATAGACCTGTGAGTTGATTGGCATCCCCGCCGCAATAGAGGTCGGGAACAATCCCCTCGCGTTGGACTGCCCGGTAATGACTATCAAACGACTTGGCATAAAAAGACCCTCACATAGTAGATTTAGTTATATCACGCGCCGTGGTGGAATAAAATCGCTTGCAGGTTATAAAAAACCGTTCTAGTATAACCAAAACCACTGGATGCCCCAGCTTCGGCAGGCACCTTTGGATTAGGAAAGACACCAGTCTCATTCCATGTGAGTCCGTCATCAACTAATCTGGAGGTGCCACATGGCATTTGCAAACACTTCATACAGCGACATTCTCGCTACTACCATCGAATCCCGTACTCGCAAGATTGCGGATAACGTCACTGACAACAACGCCGTGCTCAAGAAAATGAGCATGAAGGGCCGGATCAAGACCTTTTCCGGCGGTTCAAAAATCCTGCAAGAACTGTCCTTCGCGGAAAACACCAACGCGGGCTGGTACTCAGGGT